CCCCAGTCCTTCCCCATGTATTGACCACTGGCTCCGTCCCATTTATCAGGTAGCATTAAATGGACGACAAAAGCTTCCTGTACCTCCAATGGAAAATCATCAAGTTCAGGAGGTATTTCATCAAGGTTAGGTTCTTGACCTAACTGATCCATCATTTTTAGATACTGTTCAGTAGTTATACTGTCTTGGTAGTATCTGTCAATTAAAGCAAGTATCCATTCTACTTGCTGTTGGTAAAATTTTCTAAATCCCCCACCATCTCGGTAACCCATGTGTCAAAATCAGGAGAGTTTTTCATTAAAACTTCTACGTTTTCTTGTGTAAACTCTAATTCTAATTCTTCCTGTTCAGAAGACATTTCACCTAGTAAAAGCATATTTTTTGCAAATCCTAGTTTAAATCCCTTCCAACCTTTGATAACTCCTTTAGTATATTCTTCCAAAAACTTATCATCGTCCATCTGTTCTTCATAACTTCTAGTTTTCTTATTGAAAACTTGTTTTGTACAACGATTTCTGAGTTTCATTAGTTCTTCCCTTGCTAAGTAGCAAAGTGATACTATAAAGTCATCACAACCTGGGTACTCAAATTCTACTGTTTTACTTGGAGTCATAAGACTCTTAAGTGAAACTGGTTGAGCGGCTGGTGCCTTTTTTACTGTGTCGTTCATTTTTTCCTATTCCTATAAAAGGAAGGTCGGGGGTGTTACCCCCAACCTCAAATTGTTAATATTATGTTACTTACGATTGGTATGTAACACTGATTTCTGATTCGCCCGATGCTATCGCGCTGTCAGAAATATCCTTCGGTAATCCGTGGAAGGAAACATCTAAACTAATCACATCATCAACAGAGTGCGTTGGCAACTCTAAATGTGCTTTTGGAATAGATACGTCTATACGAGGTGTTTGCCCCGCTCCACCGATTGCAAAATCTAAGTCGAAAGCATTAGTAATTGTGTTTGTGCCTTCTAATAAATCTTCAAATAATTCTGCAGATCCTTGATCTACAGTATTAAGATAACAAGTAAAGTTTCCGCTTACTGATCTTGTTCCCATAACGTGCCCTAGAGGTTGGTTTACAACTCCTAGAGTTTCTGGTGTTAAATAACTAACGTTATTTTCAATAGTTATATTTCCACCTGTTAGGGTTAGTACGTAAACTGAATCAGATCCTATTGATTCTCCGACTGATTCGGAAACATCATAAGTTGCTGTCATACTTGTTAATTTTTGTCTAACAAAGTTAGAAGTACTAGTTACTCCTTCGTTAATAAGACCTAATGTGGTCTCTTTGCCAGTACCTGTGCCTGTTACTAATTGAGCCTGTTCTGATATAATTGCTCCTTGACCTGACCAAGCAACTTGTGCTAGTCCATCAATATCGAAATCTATCGAAGCAGAACCTACCGAACAATCTGCAATTTTGTAAATTGTTACGTTTCCATCAGCTGCTGTGTCATAAGTACCGTCTGTGTCGTTAGCTGCTCCAAGTACAAAAAATAAATCAAATACTCCGAGTGCTACCATGTTTGAGTTTTCAAAATTAAACACATTTGGTTCCCAAGATGCTACTGTTGGTGCTCCTGTTCCACCTGTTCCCAGATGATAAGTAGTTGCACTCATAGCGCCCCATAAAGGGCCTTCAACAGCAAATTTCTTTGCGCTACCTGCGTGTCCATTAGACACCCAAGCATTAGCTGCGGCACTTGTAGTTGGTCGCATGTAAGTACTGAAACTCCATTCAGCAGGAGCAAAAGAGTCATTGAACATTGCTCGTCCTCTCTTACTTCTGAGGGTTGACCCGTCTGCAGCCTCATTCAGAGTAATCTCTGAAGTATTGGTTGCCTGGCTGAATGAAAATCCATCTAGTACTGGTATTTCGTAAAGGGCGTCATCAGTGCCATCTGCACTAGCGTGCCACTTCATAAATACTTTGGTATCTCTACTAAAATGAAATGCCATTATTTTCTCCTATCGTTCTCTGAAAAGAGCCTTGCTATATGTTTATAAAGCTTAGCCATTTTCTAATATCGGATCTCTACGACGACTTCTCCTACGCCGAGAGGCTCCAAAACGCCTTCGTCCGTGTCGACTGTCAGAATTGTAGTCTGAATTGTCGTCTGGGACGCTCCTGTTGAATCTGTATATGTAATTGGATCATAATCCTCCATTACAGTTTCAACGTCTTCTAGTAACTCTTCTAGTGCTAAAATGACGTCATCATTGTCATGTACATAGCATCTTATAGTTACTCGTAAAAATCTAAAGCGGAATCCTCCGCCATCATATTCTCTAGTTTCGCCACCTGCTCCTACTTGGATAGATGGAAATTCTGTCGTTTCGTCCCAAAACCTAAGTCTGGGACTGACATCTGCAACAGCTGTTCTCATTGGAGGACTGCCGTTTAATGTCTGTGTCATCTTGTCCGCGATTGCTCCTACTATGGCTCGTCTTCGCGTCGAATATTTTCTTGCTAAAGTCGCGTCCATTATGTCCTCCTAATCGTATGTGGTTGTCTCCCCAGTATCCCTGTTGCCAGTTCTCTGATACTCTCCCCTATTATCTTTCTA